ACGACCGCCTGGCTCTTGTCGAGCGCCATGATCGACAGGCCGCTGTGCACGGTCCGGTTCATGTAGAACGCGGCACGGCCCATCGCCATGTTCGGGATGCGGTACAGGCCACGCGCCATGAGGCGGATGAGGTTGCTGGCCGAGGTGGTCGCCTGGCCGTTCGACTGCGCGAGCAGGTCGGTCGTGTTGATGTTGCAGATGCGCACGACGTAGCGCCAGTCCTTCACGACCAGGCCGTTCTTCCACTGGTAGCGCGTGGAGTACGCCTGGAGCCGCGTGCCGTCCGAGTTGTAGACGGTCTGCTCGCCGAGGTCCTCGTGCATGAGTCCGGCCGTCGAGCCCTTGGGGAAGGGGCAGTAGACGGTGTTGTCGCCCCAGACCACCAGGTACACCGAGGTGTTCGCGGTGGCCGAGTACGAGCCGCCGCCGGCGAGGCCGTTGAGGATGTTCACGCTGTTGTTGGAACCAGTCAGCGCCGAGTAGCGCGGGGCCAGCCCTAGGAACTGCTTCGGGTCGGTCGCCGGGTTGCCGTAGAACATCGTGCTCGCCATCGTCTGGTTCATCGCCTCGAGGAAGGCGGTGTCCTCCGACAGGCGGAACTGGGCGGTGTTGCCGTTCAGCATGGCGAGGTCCTTGTCGACCTCGCTGCGGGCCTCGAGGATGCCGCAGGCCTCGTCGACCTGGGCGGTCGTCGACTTGCTGTTCGGGATGCCCTGGTTGAGGGCGCGCCAGTAGACCTGGGGCAGGCCGGTGCGGATCACGACGCGCTCGCCGGTCGGGAGGTTGCCCTCCTTGAAGACGCAGTCCTCGAGGATCTCGTTCGACTGCGACAGGAGCTCGGCGATGATGGGCACGTTGCCCTCGGGATCGGTGCGCTTGGCCCAATCCGCGAGGGTCAGGTTGGAAGTGGAGAGAGTTGCCATTGCTGTGGTTCCCTTGTTGGGTTAGGTGTTTGAGTAAAGAGCCTCGGCGAGGTCGGCGAAGGAACGTGGTCCGGCCTTGGCCTGCGTGGCCGCGCCCGTGACCATGCGGTCCTCGCTGATCGCCTTTCCGGCTCGGAACATGAACCGGATGAGCTCCGGGTGGTTTCCGAGTCCGGTTTCGTTCAGCAGCGTGCGGAGTTCGGTGGTGCCGAACGCATCGAGCGCCTTCTTTGCAACGCCCAGGTTCTCCGACAGCTTCTCGCCGCCGAACTCTCGGTCGGACTTGGAGTTGTCGGCCCAGCCGTTGCGTGTGGCCTCGATCATCGCCATCTGGCGCTCGGCCATCTTTGGGCCGACTGCGTCGAGAAGGCGCTGCGCGGACTCCTGCGACAGGTTCAGTTCCTTTGCCACCTGCGAGTACGAGGCCATGACCTCCGAGTCGAACACTCGACCCTCGGGCGCCTTGAACTCGTAGGCTTCCGGCGCCTTGGGTGCCTCGGCGGGTGCCTTGGCCTCCTCGGCGGCGGCCGGCGCAGGTTCCTTTCCGGCAGGGGCCGCATCGGCGGCTTGCCGGTCCTGGGTCGCGGGAGCCTTCTGCGTGTTCCCGTAGAGCTTGTCGGCCGTCGCCGCCACGCTTTCCGGGGCCGTCGATGGTGCAGCTGCTTCAGTGATTGCCGCGGCTGTTTCCATCATCGTTGGTTCCGTCATCCTGGTGTTCCTTCATCATCACGTGGTACTGCTCGGGGCACGCGGAGTGGATGAGGCCGAGGAGCCTCAATCCGCCGTTCCGGTTCCCTTCCGCGAATGCCATCTGCATGGCGTTGGCCGCGAAGGTAGATCGGAACACACCCGCGTGGTCGAGAATGCGCCAGGCCATGCGCCTGCCGCGCTTCTGCGACATGAGCCACTTCACGTCGGCCTCCTCGTTCTGCCTGTCCAGGCGCTCCCTGAGCTCCTTGTCGGCTCGGTCGCGCTCCTGCCCGCGCAGGTCGAGGGGGTCGTAGTTGTTGCTCATACGCGAATGTAGCCCCGCGTCATGCCGTTACGGGGACTGTCACGTGCTAGTGATCTTGAGATTCCACGCCTCGAGCGTGATGAACTCGTTGGCGGTCGCAATCTGCCCGGTGATGGCGAACGTCTGCGCGATCCCGAATCCGCCAGTCGGGGTCATGGTGACGTTCGCGCCAGTTGACGCACCGTGTCCGGGTGCCGCAAGGGCGTTCGAGACCAGGGTCGTGTCACTGTTCGCCCACGCCTGCTTATCGACGGACAGGCTCACGTTCGATGCGGCAACCGTCTGCGAATACCATCCGGCATCGCCGATGTTGACCTTGAGGATCTTGTTGTTGGCGCTTCCCGTCATCGCAAACAGCGCGTCAATCTCAAGTTCCATGCCGGGCTTGATCGCGTTCGCCGGGATGGTTGCCGACACCATAGTGATGTCATTGCCGACAACCGTCACGGTCGGGGTGCCGAGGCCAGCAGCGTGCGGGTAGTTGATGGTGATCTTCGTAGTAGCCGCGCTGACATCGGTGACCGTGTACAGGCCGTTGACGCCAGTACCGCCAGCCCAGGTGACGCGAACGAGCTTGTTCTGCGCAACCGCGTTAGTCAGGCTATGGATGCCGGCGCTCGTCAGACGCACGCTGCCGCTGCTGTCCTCGTAACTCAACGTAGTGAACGTCGCAGCAGGAGCGACGATTGACACGGCGGCAGTTGCGCCGGCGTAGGTCGGCTCGTTCCGCATGATCTGGAAATAATTCTCGCCACCATCCTCGTCCTTGACGCCGACGATGTCTCCGGTCACGTTATCGTAGAGCCAGGGGGAATTCGGGTTCTTGAGCCGTGCCATGTTCAGACCTCCAGTGCGCTCGGGGAGCCATACCCCGAGAACATGTTCGTGATGTCGGTGAGGGCGTTGTCGCCGCCTGTCGGCGACTGCGCCATGTTCTTGACCGTCTGCGACTGCTGCTGCATGACGGCCGCCTGCTCCTTCGCGGCCATCGCCTGCGCCCGCGCCTGGCGGATGAGCGCGACGTCCTTGTCCGCGATGATGAGGGCCGGGTCGATGCCGAGCATGTCGGCATACACGTCGGCCCACTCATCCTGGTCGAACTTGTCGAGGATGTCGGGCTTCATCTGCGCGATGGCGCCGAGGTTCCCGACGAAGCGGTCGACGGCGTTCGTTCCGATGGCGCGCTGCGCCTGCGCCAGCATGGACACGAACTCGATGTTCAGGTCCATTCCCTGCAATTCCTGCGGCGCAGGCGGGACGATCCCGGCCTGCACCATGCGGGTGAAGGTCGTGTCGACGAGCGGGGCGAGCAGCTCGTTGTGCAGGCGCTCGAGCACGGGGCCGAGCATGATGAGCTTCTCCTCGTGGCGCTCTGCGACCTCGGTTGCGGTCATCCGCGTGTTCGGGCCGGCGTTGGCGAGCATCAGGAACAGGTCCGCGTAGAACGCGCCCCGCACGCGCTCGCGGCAGTCCATGATGTCGTTCAGGAGGTACTGGAGGTTGAGGTTCACCTCGAACGCGGTCTTGATCCCGTTGTTGGCCGCGCCGTCGTAGTAGGAGATCCCGCCCGGGAGCATCTCAATGTCGCGGTTCTTCATCGACGCCGGCACCTGGAGGGGCGGCTTCGTCTGGTAGTCGATGGCCTGCGCCTTGCGGAGCTGCTCGTGCTGGAGCTGCTTGACGTCCCCGAGCGCCTCCATGCCCGGGCTGTGGCCGTAGATGTCGCCTCCGACCACGGCCCAGCGGGGGACAACGGCCGGGAACTGCATGAACCCGCTCTCGCGCAGGAACTTTCCGTCCTCGCCGCCGACCTCGAAGTACCACGACCCGTAGGGCATGTTGCGCGAGTCGCGCTTGCCCATGTCGCGGTCTGCACGCGGCTCGATGGCGTGGATCACGGGCACCCACTGGTCGAGGGTGCCGTTCGAGTACATGTTCCGCACGGTGACGGAGCAGTTCTCGAGGCCGAACTCCTTGACGATCTGCGACACCGTCATGTCGAACTCGCGGTAGAGCGTGCAGACTCGGCCCTTGGCGTCGGTCGAGATGCAGTATTCGCCGCAGGTGAGCGGGTAGTGGTGGATGACCTGCTCGTAGTCCGGGAGCACGATGGACGCTGCGGTGCCGAAGGTGCCGAGCTCCTCGTACATCATGTGCAGCGAGCGGTAGGTGTTCGATTTCTGGAACACGCGCTGCATGCGCTTGGTGACGTCATCGAGCCACAGCTTGACCGGGTCGAAGGAATTGAGCTCCGGGTCAGGGGTGGCGAGCCGGAACCACTGGC